ATTGTCGCTGTAACAGATGTCCAGAAAGGTAAGTTTCCGTTTGTTGTATCGGACGTACCTTGTGCAATTCCAATAGGAGTTCCTATAGGTAGTGATGCACTTGCTGCTGATAAACCAGTTAACTGTGTAGTTGGAACACCGAAAGGTGCACCACCATTACTAGGTCCAAATAGGAGTACTTCTCCATTAGTACCTTGAAGGTCAGTTGTTACTGGTGAAGCAGGGAATGTTGCTAGACCGCCTGCAGGAAGATCCTGAGCGATTGCAATTGATGCTCCATAAATGTAAGCAGGGCGATCAGACGATGCCTGAACAACCATAGTTGTACGATCATCCCTTACACGATCATCTGGACGACGATCTGGTGATGGGACTGTAAGATCAAGAGTTTTGAAGCTTGCCTTTGTACCTGATGTGTTTGTAACTTTGTTAAAACCAATCAGTTCAAATGCTTCAATTCCTGGCCAGCCAAATACTCCTTCAGTGTTGTAGGAGGAAAGGCGATTGATTTGATTACCGGGCTGTAAGATTGCTCCGGCTTCTTCTTTATATGTTGCCATGTTTAGTTATCCTCCTTAATCTGAAACTGTGAATGCGACTGTGATGAAGTCCTTATTCAAGTTTGCAAATCCAGCATAAAGCTGCCAGATAAGAATAATGAATCTACTGAAGTCATCATTGTTATTAATGAGAACTTGAGCATTTGGACCACCAACACCAACACCAATTGCTTGAGGTCCGAAGAACGCAGCAGGAGGTGTGTCGTGTGAAACGGCACCGCCACCATCATTGATATTCACGGTTATTGACTTGGTAGGCATGTTAGTTGTTTCGAAGAACCTTACACCTTCAAATACGAAACCTGATGGCATAACTGGTTCACCAGCTACAAATTGTGCTTGACCGAACTGACCACCTTGATAGATAGCTGCATTAGGAGCACCCATTCCCATTAGAGGATTTGGTTGACCCATGCCAGGATATCTAGCAACTTCTCTGAAGCCTGCATCAGCTCTTAGATCTTTCATGAATGAAGGATCAGCTACACAACGGTAGTAGCCATCTGCAAAAACAGGTACATTACGCTTACGTAAGCCCTTAACTACTTCGAGAAGGTCAGTTTTAACATTGAATTTATAACGCTCAGAAGCGAATTCTGCAGCGGTATATGTAGTCAGAGTTGTGGAGTTTGTTTTTACCTTGTCGTTAGGGTAATAGTATCCACCTTGTGTGTCGCTTGACTGACCACGAGACTCAGACTTGAATAATTCATCGATAAATACTCTGTCTCTCCATCTTCTATAGTCATCTAACAATGTTAGAGAACCAATTGATTGATGGAACATGTTGAGGTTACCTGTGTCTAACAGCAAACGCTGTGCAGTCATCAGGGTCTCACGAGCAATCTTGAATGTACTTGGAAGATTAGTATTCGCTGGATCTGCTGGTCCTGTATACTCACGGAGTGAGACAAGTACCTTGTCCTTTACGATTGATCTGCTGTTAGCAGTACCAATTGTTTGATCCTGTGTACGCTCCCTGCTTGTTTTTGTGCCTGGTGCTCCAAAGAATCTATAGCGATCTAACTGTACAGTCTGACCGGGTTGTTTTGTAAAATCGTGGACTACGACTGGCTCTGTTGCCATTTCCACGATATAGGCTGGATGGGGACGATATAGCTCGGCACCAAGCAGCTTTGGAAAATCGTTATCTATAAACATATTTAATTTTCAGTTATTTGATCTGCTATCTGTAAACAAATAAACAGACAAAGCTGTGTTCACTCCTGGAACCAGAGTTCCATTAAGATTAATTATATCAGTACCTTATTTATGCACGTTATTAATATTTTAGGTTTTATAGTTTGTACTGCTAAACTAATAGCTGAATGTTTTAGTTATTTATACTTAGCGTTCTCTCCCCAAACCGAGACCTATAGGGAGAATAAATCATGTCTCTCATATCCATCAGTGAAGGGATTGATGGAAATATTAATATCGCTCTACCCTTGAGCCCTATTAAATTTTAACGGTCTAATGACAACTCTTTCAAGAAAAGAACAATTAGGTATCCTTACTGGATGGCCTGAGTTCTGCAAGTGGGTTACAAACACAAACAACCGCATCTATGTAGGTTGGTTTGGTGTTCTAATGATTCCTTGCTTATTAGCAGCAGCTGCATGTTTCGTAATTGCATTCATCGCTGCACCACCTGTCGATATCGACGGTATTCGTGAACCAGTAGCTGGTTCCTTTTTATATGGAAACAACATCATCTCAGGAGCAGTCGTTCCTAGCTCAAACGCAATCGGACTACACTTCTACCCAATTTGGGAAGCAGCAACTTTGGATGAATGGTTGTACAACGGAGGACCATATCAACTCGTTATATTCCACTTTCTCATCGGTATCTCAGCTTACATGGGACGACAATGGGAACTTAGTTATAGATTAGGTATGAGACCTTGGATCTGTGTAGCTTATTCAGCTCCAGTGTCAGCAGCATTCGCAGTATTCCTTGTATATCCATTCGGTCAAGGTTCATTCTCTGACGGAATGCCTTTAGGTATCTCTGGAACATTCAACTTCATGTTTGTTTTCCAGGCAGAGCACAACATTCTTATGCACCCATTCCACATGGCTGGTGTTGCAGGTATGTTCGGAGGATCTCTATTCTCAGCAATGCATGGTTCACTTGTTACTTCATCTCTAATCAGAGAAACAACTGAAGATGAATCTCAGAACTATGGTTACAAATTCGGACAAGAAGAAGAAACTTATAACATCGTTGCAGCTCATGGCTACTTCGGTAGATTAATTTTCCAATATGCTTCTTTCAACAACAGCAGAAGTCTTCACTTCTTCCTAGCTGTATTCCCAGTTGTTTGTGTATGGTTAACATCTATGGGTATTTGCACAATGGCATTTAACCTAAATGGATTTAACTTCAACCAATCAGTTGTTGATGCAAACGGTAAAATCGTTCCTACATGGGGTGACGTTCTAAACAGAGCTAACTTAGGTATGGAAGTAATGCACGAGCGTAACGCTCATAATTTCCCACTCGATCTAGCATGTGCTGAGTCTACAACAGTAGCTCTTACAGCTCCTGCAGTCGGTTAATTTACATTTACTTAATTAAAACAATGACACCTGAAGCAGAAAGATTTAATGGTTGGGCAGCTATGCTCGGCTTCGTAGCAGCCGTTGGTGCTTACGCTACAACAGGACAAGTTATTCCTGGAATCTGGTAAAAACTATTACCTTTTATATATGCCTCTCCTTAAAGAGAGGCTTTTTTTATGCTTACTATCTTTATAATTAGAAAAAAGTTATCTTAATGTCTCAACAAGAAATTCAAAAACTTATTGATCAATCTGTATCGATAGCTATCAACAGACATAATCGTAATGCCTCTATGGTTAGTGCTGCATTAGGGTTTGTTTTTATGGGAGCTTTTGCAGATGGTCTTTTTAGAGTACTAGGTTTTATCCCACCATTCATGGGTATTGATGTAAATATAATTCCTGAAATTGCCAAGCAGTGGCAAGTTTAATTAATCTTCTTCTTTAACTTTAAACACTAATAGTTCATCACCAGATTTAAAATCTTTCATTTCTGGATGTATCTTTTGTGGTGGTTTGTCTAATTCTTTAAACATCAGATCCATAGACTTCCACATAAAAGCAAAGGAAGCTCCAAGAATTATTGCAAATAAAAAGAAATAGATAAAAACAAATGTATCATTCATAATAAACCTTTTTTGTATTTAGTTGCTTTATTTACAGCTTTAGATCTTTTATCTTCTGCTGTTAATATTCCTTTTGAAATATCAACAAAGCGTGGTTGACCTTGCATTACATCTTCTGTAACTAATTCTGTATTTGGTCTAAGCATTTTTCTGTTTAGTTTTTTCCTTTTGTTGTTCTATAAACTTTCTATAAACAGATGCAGCTGCATCTTTACCTGCAACTTCTGCTCTTTGTTCCATAGCTATAGCAGCTTGTGTTTTGTGATTGTGAGATCTATTACTTCTTTTAATTTTAGCAACACTTAAGGCAGCAGCTCTTTTATTTTTAAACTGTAAACCTTGAATAGTTCCTTTTGGATCTTCATCTGTATAAAGATCACTATGCTTATCACTCTTGGCAGGCTGACCTTCTTTTCTAGGAATACGTTTATTCATTCATATCTCCTATAGATATTGACCAATCTTTATCACCAAACTTTCCTACTTCTTTTATCTTAGGTTTTTCATATTCATCAAAACTGGCATGATATTTTTTAATCTCTGAATTTAAATTGTAGTGAGTTTTTATTTGCCTATACCAGCTAACAATTAA